GATTGTCACGATCCACGAAACAACGATACGCGAACCAAATAAATTGGATCTGCGGATCGACCGATTAACGGGTGCCGCGTAAGCGGCCCAAGGGGATCACATGAAACTACGTTACCCACTCGCCCTGCTCTTGATTGTCGGCTTCTTTATTGCCGGTAACAGCGACTATGAGAACGAAGTGATGGAGGAACAGCAGTACATCGAGAGAGTCTGCGCTGGAGTCCACACGGACTACCTCAACCTTCGGCCTGCTTGCCCACCAACCGAATAACCTCTGGCTCCTGAACCTCTGGCATTTCCGCTGGAGGGTTAGGGTCTGGCTCCTCCTCGTACAGGTCTGAGACAATGACTGTCACCTGACAGTTATTAGGTAGATCCTCAATCAGAACTGTCGGCATTTTCAAACCTCTGCTCAATGAAGCGTTCTCGTTGCACCAGTGTAGCAAGATCTCGGCAAGCCTCTTCCAGAACTTGAATGTCTTTTGTCACCCCGTATTCCGTGACCAATTGAACAACTCGCCCACTCAAGAAGTTGAGCTGGTTAGCTACAATGTATTCCCACGGTTCTATTTCTTTCATCATTCGTAGTCTACCGTATGAATCTCACCACGCCATTCATATTCCGCTGGCTTATGAACCTTCACGAACTCTGGGGTCAGTAGGAAGTTATTACGGACGGTCAGCACGACAAAGCCTGATACCCAATTCTTTGGCGTATCCTCTGCGTAGTCGAAGCTCGGTTGGTGCGGGTCTGCCATAGTCCCACACTGAACTCCATAGCGGTGAGCGTTATAGTCTGACCAACTCTTACACTCCATTTGATGCGTGTGGCCTGTGATCATATGGACACCCGACTTCAAGGCGTTGTTATATCCCGCATGGATTCCGCTGTTAAACCGATGCTTAATCATTATCGGTTTTTCAGCACCCTCCACCCAAAGGGACATGCAAAACGTCCAGCTTGGGAAGTGATCTTTCAAGCTAAAACCCGGAACCCCTTGAAACATAGAGGCATTCTGCGCCAGCGACATATCAAACCGTTGGTCATGGTTGCCCATAGTCCAGAAACGCTCCGCGTTTGGCGCAGCCTTTTCAATTTCTAGAAGTCTTTGCGTGACCGTGTTTATCTCTTGCTCGACAGTCGGCCGCTCCTCCCAACCTAAAGGGCTATGACGGCTGATACTAGCCCCGTCGAGTAAATCGCCATTCAAAACTATGACATCCGGTTGGAGTTGTTTGGCTAGTTCTACAAAAGCAAGATGAGCAGTGGTTACGGAATTGGCCTCATAGTGAGCATCTGAGCCTATCAAAAAGGTTTTGTCTTTCTTAATGGTTAGCGTATGCCGCACCGATTTCCTCGGCCCTTTCACTCTGGATAAGTGCGCTGGGACGCTTAAAGTCCTGCCAAGAATACCCTCCACCCGCTTTCTCTTGGCGAAGACGTTTCTGACCGAGACGTTGTACTTGGTAGCCAAGTTGGTGCCGCCCAAAGACTCAAACTCAGCCGCGAATACTTCCGGATCGGTCGGCAATTTATTTCTCGGCATAGCCCCCTCGCCTTGCGTATGAATTGCAGACATGGGCAAACACCAATGTCTTTAGCTTCTCATCCGATTCTTTTTTTGGTTCAGAGTCCCAGACCTTTTTGGCTGCTGCGTCCATAGCTTTCACCATGTCTTGCGCAATAGCCCGTGGGGATCTCATCTACCGCGCTCCCCTATGCGCCTTTCATGAGCCATGATCTGTTGGCCCCAGTCTTCTATCATTTCACGATAGTCCGCAGCGTAATACTTCACGGGGTCTTTTTTGGTCGCCAGCATATACTCCACTGCGTCCTTCCCATACCAATCCAACATCCATATCGTGTACTGCGCTTCTGCGCTGCCATGCTTCATGCCGAAGCCATTACATCCTTTGCACTGGGGATGGACGTTTTGCTCATCTAATGCCCACCGGCTCGATGATCCCTTTGGAATAAAGTGCCCACCATCCATGTTTTTGTAGTGGTCGAGCTTGCCGCATGAAACGCACTTGCAGTATCCATTGTCATCAGCCGCGCTGATTCTTGCAAGTTTCTGTAGCGTCTTCAATGCCTTGGCGCGAAGTGTTGCGCTAGATCTTTTATTTGGCTTCATCGATGAGCTTCGAAATTTCTGTCTATGCACTCCTGATAGCTGCAAACCCTTTCGCGGGTTTCTTGAAGAAACTCTATTACATCCAACTCTAAAAGCTCTATGTCTTTCCGCGATGGCTCAAATGTTTTTATCCAAATATTGCGTTTCTCAGGCAATCTTGGGTCATACATTACGAAGTCGCACCAATCGCGTCGTGTACAAGCTATCTGCCACATCATCTGAGTCTGGTAGGCAACAGGTATCTCTCCTTTAATTACCGTATTGACCATCGTTGTCGTGTTCGGACATTTAATTTCTATCAGCCCGTCATTCCCGACCAAGCCGTCAGGGCTTGCGCTTGATTCTTCAATCAGTGGATGCGGTACACTGCCAGTCTCGTAAACATCGACACCCAGAAGCTGTTCGTAGGCTTGCCGCGCCAAGGGCTCAGTTTCCACGCCCCATTGCATCGCGGCGCTTTGCGTTATCACTCTGCGCTCCCCTGTGAGCCTTTCGTTAACAAGCTCATCCATCAGTTTATAACGCGATGCGCTATAACCGCTTTTAGTTCTAGCAACCGCTTCATGGCATCTACTGGCCGTCAGGTTGCCTATCCTAGAAAGATGCCATTCATCACTTCCCTGTAGCATTACACGATCCTCCGCTGATTGGCTTGCTTTGTGCGCTCTGCGTCGAACATCAACTGACCGAGCATGATCTGCTTTTTGATCTTCTCTGCCTTTAGGTTAGCCAACTGCACTACTTTGTAATATCCAGCCCAATCTGGGCTTGATCTGGTTTCTGTTTGCGCTTTCGCAGCACTACTACCTGAATCCATGTGAGCTTTCTGCATGGCAGCCTCAAAAGATTTGAACGTCGTCTCTGCCTCTATTGCTTTAACACTCGCCGCCTCCCACTCGTGTATGCGTTCACTTAGTTTGGCTAGTATTGCATCCATTCTATCCATGACTCTCTCCCTCTTTTTTTAGTCATAGGAGACATTTAGTAGGGGTTAGGTGGCCCATACTAGATCTTCTGTGTGTATCGTTAGGCTGTATTTCCACTCAACCATTTCTGCGCTGGCTCAAACGCTGCCCACCTCTCTGCCCATATATCAACTGGGGGAGAGGGTTTTATGCCACCATTAACGAGTGTTCCTTTTGGCGCTCCCTACTACAGCGCCCAGCTTCAAACAAATTGTCTTTGGTCATTTTGTCCAACCGGCTAACCACCGGCACCCTTTCGGGCCTCTGCTGCTTTCGGTGCAGGACATACCGTAAAAAAAAGGGCCAGCCCCTCACAACAACAGGGGAGGGAGGAGGGGAGGAGGGACTGACCACTAAACTGTCCAATCAGGCAAAAATATGTCGGGCCTAATATCATGCGGCTTAACTTTCTCCCCTGCAAGCCTACAAATGCTCACAACCCTATTCGCTGGGATTCGCGTCTTTCGCCAATGTGTTAGGAGCTGCGGTGACACCCCGACTAACCTAGCAAACTGCGATTGATTGCCGTTCGCTGCGTGCTGGATGACTTTATCGTAAATCTCGTTCTGCATACGTTTTAACTCCTGATCCCACCAATATACCTCAAAACTTTCTTGAATAAAAGGTTTCTTTTTGTTAAAAAATAGTTTTTAATGGCTTCAACAACAACGGAGAACGGACATGTTTGTACCTGATAGACCAATCGAATCTGACCCACGCTTTCAAGAGATGTGGGGTGATCCTGACCTTTGCCCCAAGTGTGAGGCCGAGCTGCGCAACCTACAAGACGCAGGCAACGCCTACCTAGTCTGCCCAGTCTGTGATCTGGGTGAACCCAAAGACAACGACGTTCTGTTTAACCTCCATTTCTACGGCATGACCGAATGCCAGTCCTTTGAGAACGGCATCGTGGAACACTCACGCTCTGAGATGTTTCAACTCCAGATGTGGTGGGAAGAAAACCTGCACTGGAAACTTTCCAAAATTGTAAACGATGTGCACGAACTAGCCGACGTGCGCGATGGCAACCCTGCCGGTCAGTATTTTATTTGGTGGCGCGGCAACCAGATAGGCTGTTTGACGGAGGTATCCAATGGGTCGCGTTAAGTCTGAACTAATGACCGATGGGCCAGATGATGAGCTGGTCGCCAAACCAATCTCGCAGATTGTGGACAACATCCGCAACTGTGATTTACCAACTAACTCGGTAGAGCGTCACGAGTTTTTAAGAAACCAACTAAAGGAATTGATGAATGGAATCAAGACAAACACTGATTAATGCCTTGGTCAAGGCGCAGTCACAGATGTCCCACGCGGCATTTGACCAAACCAACCCGCACTTCAAGAGCAAGTTTGCCTCGCTCAAGAGTGTTATAGACGCGGTAAAACCCGCGCTCAACAGCAACGGAATCGCATTCTTGCAAGAAGCTGTGCAAATCGACGGCGTGACTCATATTGAAACGGTGTTCTATGGGCATAACAACATGCTGCGAACTGGGCCTGTGCCTGTTGTAGCCGACAAGCAAAACGCGCAAGGATTTGGCAGTGGAATGACCTACGCAAAAAGGTATTCGCTTTCAATGGCTCTGGGGATCGCAGCAGACGAGGACGACGATGGCAACGCGGCAGCAAAGCACTCCACCGGACGCAAGCCGCAGTCAGTCACGAAAACTGTTCTGCAGGAGGAGGGAATCAAAGTCGATGAGGGAAAACGAGCAAGTTATATTTCCCTCCTGACAGAAGCCACTACCGCCGAAGATCACGCAGGCATGAAAGAACTGCTCGACGAACTGCGCAGCGACAGTGACATGAAACTGGCAGTGTGGGCAGAGTTACCAAGCAACATCCGTTCAGCAATCAGAAAAGTGGAGAATCCCAAATGAGAAAACCAAGACTCGGCTTTAGTAGAGACATCTACGAAATCCTTGAAGAGCATGGCCCATTGGCTTACCACGGCATCAGGCAGCATTTGAACGCTAGGGGTTCAGAAATGAAGCCGAAGCAAACACGCTGCGCCATCAGCAACCTTTGCCAAAGGGGTTACGTTGAACGCAGCAGAAAGGATCACCGCAGGTTCGAGATCCGCGCTAAACAGCCTGATTTTGAGCTTTTGCTTGCTGACTCTATACCAACACCCTCCCCCGTGGAGAAAACGCCTGAGAGCGTCGAAATAACGCCCACAGAGGGCTTGTTTGGCATGAACCTGAAAGACTCTGCCATTGTCATTTTAATAGCTGTCATCACGTCAGCTCTAACCACCACCATTCTGGAAAAACTATGAACTACGATAACGAACTAAAGATCAGCTTGTGGAAAAGCGACGGAAGCAATGCCAAAGCTCCGATTCTGAAAGGCAAAGCGACCATTAACGGCACTGAATACGATGTGGCCCTGTGGAAGAACGACAGCGACAACCCTAGAGCACCCACGCTCAACGGTAAGCTACAACTGCCTCAATCTCGGCCTCAAGGCAATCAGCCAGCATTCAAGGCTGCGCTACCTCAAGGAGAGGACTGGAAGGAAGACATCCCCTTTTGATGTAACATTGCCGAGCGGGTGATTCAGGCAGGCGGGCGGCAGCGTCAGCCTCCCCTCGGGGCATGAGAGATAGGTCGCTTGTTTGCGGCCCGCAACATTCACCGCCAAAGC